AAAAAACCGTTCACCGCGAACATCCGCATGGTGGCTGTCGCCGATCTGATACCCTATGCCCGCAACTCGCGGACGCATAGCGAGAAGCAAATCCAGAAACTGGCCAAGGGCATCGAGGAATTTGGCTTCCTGAACCCCATTGTGACCGATGGGGACAATGGCATCCTGGCCGGACATGGCCGCATCATGGCGGCGGAACTCCTGGGGATGGACGAGGTGCCCGTGATCGAGGCATCCCACCTCAACGACAATCAGCGCCGTGCCTATGTAATGTTCGACAACCGGGTGGCCGAGGAAGCCGGGTGGAACGAGAAGGCCCTGCTGCGAGAAATCCTGGACATGCAGAACGACGACTATGATCTGGCCATGACAGGCTTCGACGAGAACGAACTTGCCAAAATCCTGGGGGATGACATCAAGGACGAGGTGGCCGGGGAAATCGAATTTTCGGAGGAGGTAGGCGAGGCGCACAATTACGTGGTATTATACTTCGACAACGAACTCGACTGGCTTGCCGCCAAAACCCACTTCGACCTGAAATCGGTCCACTCCAGGTGGGCAAATGGCAAGCCCTTGAGCAAGGGCATCGGTCGGGTGATCAACGGAGCCGAATACCTCAAGGGGCAGAGCAAGGCATGAGCATCACATACTTCTCGCCGTCCTATAAGCGGGCCAAGGGGGTCAAGACCCAGGCATACCTGCCGTTCGTTCGCTATGTTGTGGCAGAGTTCGAGGCCGAGGACTATCTGCGGGAGGGTCACGACTGCTGGATCGTGCCAGATCATGCCCAGGGCAGTGTCGCCCGCATTCGCAATTACATCCTGGACCATGCCGATGCCGATCAGGTCGTGATGTTCGACGACGACATGGATGGCATGGCACGATGGGATCAGCAGAAACAGAAGCGCCTGGATGCCGACGAGGTTCAAGAGTTTTGCGATGCTGGCTTCATGCTGGCCGAGGACCTGGACATCCGCTATTGGGGGGTGAACCTTCTGCCAGACAAGGGAGCCTATCGGGAATACACCCCGCTGTGCTTCCGGGCGATGGTCCTGGGGCCGTTCCAGGCATTCAACCGTCTGGACCTGCGATATGACGAGGCCCTGCCGCTGAAAGAGGACTACGACCTTTCGCTGCAAGTCCTGAACAAGTATCGCCGGACCCTTCGGTTCAACGCATACCACTACATCGTGAAGCAGCACACCAACACCGGGGGATGTGCCGACTATCGGACCCTGGCCCGAGAGAAAGAGCAGATGCAGATGCTCATTCGCAAGTGGGGCAGCAAGATCGTCCGGGAGGACAAGAGAAGCAAGGGATACGACATCAACCCGGTGATCAATGTGCCGATTGGGGGCGTGTGATATGGCAAGACAAGGCAAAGAAGCCCACAAGGGCAAAATGGGCAGGCCAGAGGTGGAAATCGACTGGAGCGCGGTCGATAAGCTGCTGCAAATCCAATGCACGGGCAAGGAGATCGCGAGCCTTCTAAACATGAGCTACAACACCCTGGAGCGGAAATGTAAGAAGGATCACAAAAGGAATTTTGAGGACTACTCGCAGGAAAAACGCGCGGGTGGCTTGCCTTCCCTGCGCAGACGTCAGTGGACCAAGGCAATGGATGGTGACAGCACCATGCTGATCTGGCTTGGCAAGCAGTATCTGGAGCAGACCGACAAGAAGCAGACCGACCTGACATCGAGCGATGGAAGCATGAGCCCGCCGGATCAGATCGAGATCGTGGCCGCGCCGTTCCCGGATGACTTTGACCAAGGCTAGGATACTCCTGCCGCCCAAGGTGGCCCGCGTCTATGCCAAGCCCAGGGGAGCCGTGCGCTACCGGGGTCTGCATGGTGGTCGAGGGTCGGGGAAATCGCAGGGAGCGGCAAAGGTCGCTGCCGTCTGGGCCATGTCGGAGCGGATCAGGGTGCTGTGCGCCAGGGAATACCAAACCAGCATCAAGGAAAGCTTCCACATGGAACTGAAAGCCGCCATCGAGGCGGAACCGTGGCTGGCGGCTCACTACAATGTGGGTGTCGACTATCTGAGATGCTCAAGGACGGGCAGCGAGTTCATCTTTCGCGGCCTGCGGCATAACTCGCAGTCGATCAAGTCGCTGGCCAAGATCGACCTGACCATCGTCGAGGAAGCCGAGGACGTGCCAGAAGCATCGTGGCTGGCGCTGGAAGCGACCGTGTTCCGTCAGCCGAAGTCGGAACTCTGGGCGATCTGGAACCCCAGGCGGAAGGGATCACCCGTCGATCTGCGGATGCGCCAAAACCCACCAGACAGCGCCATCGTCCAGGAAGTGAACTGGCGGGACAACCCGTTCTTTCCCAAGGGTCTACAAGAACTGCGCCGCCGTCAGCGCGAACTGCTCGATCCGGCCACATACGCGCATGTCTGGGAAGGTGCCTACCTCGAAAACAGTGATGCCCAGGTGCTCGCTGGCAAGGTGCGGGTGGCTTCGTTCGATCCGTTCGATGATCAGGGAGAGATCAAGCCGGACTGGAAGGGGCCTTACTTCGGCATGGACTTCGGGTTCGCTAAAGACCCGACCACCGCGGTCGAGGTCTGGATCCACGGTGATCGGCTTCACATCCGGCGCGAGGCATACAAAGTCGGTTTGGAACTGGATGCTACCGCCAAGTTCATGCTGGACCGCATCCCGCTGATTGACCGATATGCGGTTCGAGCAGACAGCGCCCGACCGGAAAGCATCAGCTATCTTTCCCGGCATGGCCTGCCGCGCATCGAGGGCGTCAAGAAATGGCCGGGATCGGTCGAGGACGGCATCCAGTTCCTGCGGTCCTTCGCGGAGATCGTGATCCACCCGGATTGCCCCAAGACCATCGACGAGGCCACGCTTTACAGCTACAAGGTGGACAAGGACACGGGGGATGTGCTTCCGACAATCGTGGATGCCTTCAACCACTGTATTGATGCGGTGCGATATGCTATAACGCCGCTAATCAAGGGCAGGAATGCCGGAAAGATGGTGATCAGGATATGAGCGAAGGCTATTACCCAGAGCGCACGGTGCATGACAGCCCCCTGGAATACCCGCCGGAACTGTGGCTGGCGCGTGGGGGCATCCTTCACCACGAAAAGATCGAGGTTTTCGGCCATTGCACCCTAGCCGCTGGCGTCCTGGCCCCGATTGCATATGGCAACTTTTACCGGACCCCGCAGGTCGGATCGGCAACCCAGCTTCGGATCAAGGCCGGGGGAAATGCTGCTGACACCGCCGCTGGCGCTGGTGCGCGGGCCGTGACCCTGACCGGGCTGGATGCTCTGGGGGAGGTTATAACCGAAACAATCGAAACAGCAGGGGCATCAGCTTCGGCTCCAACATCGCAATCGTTTCTGCGCCTGCTCGAAGCGCAGGTGACTGCATCGGGGACATATGCCACGCAGGCCGCAGGATCACATGCAGCGAACATCGTGATCGAGAACGCAGCCGGGGGGACAAACTGGGCAACGATTGCGATCAACGGCTTTCCGGCCGGGCGCGCCCAGATCGGGATTTACACCGTGCCGAAGGGGAAAACGGCATACCTTTCGCAGATCGCATTGCAGGCCGCGAGCCAGAAGCTGACCAGCTTCCTGCTGTTCAAGAGGGAAAACATCCTGGAGACCGCAGCGCCTTGCACGCCGATGGTCGAACTCCAGCACTTTCCAGAGGTCAGCGGAGGCTTGCAGGTCAACATAGACACACCCATCCGCTTCCCCGAACTGACTGACTTCGGCTTTATGGGGCTCGTCGATGGTCAGACGGCCAATGTGTCGAGCGCGATGGAACTGATACTGGTGGATAACGCATGAGCAAAGTTGAGGAACGCAGCGGCGTCGTGAATGAGATGCTGAAGGAAGCCCAGCCAATCGTCGATCTGGCAAAGGGTGGCGAAAACATGAGGCAGCGGGGAACGACCTATCTGCCGCAGTTCCCGCAAGAGACCGAGGACGATTACAAGGCCCGGAAAAACTCGACCTGGCTGTTCGATGGGGTCGGCAAGGCCATCGAGGACATGACGGGCAAGATATTCGAGAAACCCGTGCACCTGGCTGAGCAGGATGGGGAACTCTACGAGTACGCGCAGAACATCGACATGGAGGGGCGCGACCTTTCCAACTTTGCCCGCGATGTGTTCGAGGATGCCGTCAAGATGGGCGTCAGCTTCATCCTGGCCGATGCCCCACCCCGTCCTGGTCCGCTCACCGTGGGTCAGGCCCGAGCGATGAACCTTCGCCCGTATCTGGTGCATGTGCCGCTGGATCAGGTGCTGGGCTGGAAGTGGGAGAGCATCAACAACACGCCGACCCTGACCCAGTTCCGCATGATGGAGACAATCCCGGCCCCGGAACGTGGTCGCTTTTCCGCCGAGACCGTCGAGCAGATCAGGGTGCTGGAGATCGTCGAGGGTGGCCGCGTCCTGGTGGAACTGTATCGCCAGAACGATGAAAAGAAATGGATGCTCGCCGAGGAATACCTGACAGAGCAAACGCAGATCATGGTCGCCCCGGTCTACACCGGGCGCACTGGCTTCATGACGGCCAAGCCGCCCTTGGCCCGTCTCGCTGAATTGAACCTGGCACATTGGCGGTCGCAGTCCGACCAGGCCAACATCATGCACCATGCCCGTGCGCCGATGAAATACTTCCACGGATACAGCCAGGAGGACCTGCAATCCTTCGCGGAGGGTCCGGGCTATGCGTTCTTCACCAGCAATGAGAACGCCAGCGTCGGCGTGATCGAGCACAGCGGTTCAGCGATCGAGGCTGGCCGGGTCGAACTCAAGGACCTGGAGCAGCAGATGCAATGGGTCGGGCTTCAACTGATGATGTCCAGAACCGGAACCAGCACGGCGACCGGGGATGCCATCGACGAGCGCAAGGGGAACTCCCGGCTTGCGATGTGGGCGGACAACCTCAAGGACGCGCTGGAGATCGCCCTTGACTGGATGACCGAACTTGGCGGGTTCGAGGCCGACACCACCGTCAACGTGAACAAGGACTTTTCCACTCTGGCCCATATGACCATGGCAGATGTTCGGGACATGTTTGCCCAGAGGGCCATCACTGGGCAGACATACATTCGGGAGGCTCAGCGCCGTGGCGTTCTGTCGGAGGACATCGAGCCGACCGAAGAATACGAGAAAGCCCTGATGGGCGAAACCTCGGACCCAACCGCGCAACCATAGCGCAGCGATGATCGTCGGGCGGGCCGGACCCGGTGATCCAACCACACGGCAGCGGAGAACAAAGACATGACACTGAAATACTCGGTCGAAACCCTGGACGACATCGACGAGCCGTTGCGCCCGTTCTATGAGCAGGGGGACAATGGATACACGCTCAAGGTGGCCGGGGTCGTGCCCGAAACCCAGTTCCGGGAGATCAACCAGAAGCTGGTGGATGCCAACGAGGAAGCCATGCGGCGGCGCAAGACCGTCGAAAAGTGGCGTGAACTCGGAGAAAGCCCGGATCAGGTGCGCGAACTCCTGAACGCCAAGGGGAAGCCCGGCAAGGACCACGAGGAAGTGGTGGCTCAACTCAAGAGCCAATACGAGACCGAGACGCAAACCCTTCGGGGCGAGATCAACAACATGCGGATGGGTGCTGCCAAGTCGCAGTTTACCGCGCAGCTTGCAGAGGCCGGCTTTCACCCCGAGGTGATCGGGGACATTGCCGCCGGAGCCACGTCAAGGCTTAACATTGACGAAAATGGCCAAGTGCGTATACTTTCCGCAGATGGAAAACCCCTGGCTGGCTCGGGGAGCGATGGATACGCCACACTGGCTGACCTCGCGAAAGAACTGGCAGCGGCCAAACCTTCGTTCCTGGTGGACAAGGGTGTCGGGGGCGGCGGAAAGCCCCCAGCGTCAAAAGGTGGTAACACCGCCAAAACTGTCACGCGGTCGCAGTTCGACGGAATGTCACAATACGAGCGATCCGCATTTTCGAAATCCGGCGGCAAGGTCGTTGACGGCTGACCGCTAACCATATGAGGCACGAACATGGCAAATGTTCTTACCGATCTGGCGGCTGACATCTACAAGGCCGCTGACGTTGTGGGCCGCGAACTCGTCGGCTTCATTCCCTCCGCAACCGTGAACGCGGGCACCGAGCAGGCCGCAAAGGGTCAGCAGGTCCGCTCGTTCTTCACTCGCGCCGCGACTGTCGTGGACAGCACCCCGGCGATGACCATTCCCGAGGGGGATGACCAGACCATCGACAATAAAGCGATGACCCTGACCAAAGAGCGGGCCGTGCAAATCCCGTGGACTGGTGAGGACATCCGCTTCGTGAACGGTGGCCCTGGCTATGAAACCGTCTATGGTGATCAGATCGCCCAGGCCATGCGCGCTCTGGTAAACGAGATGGAAAGCGACCTGGCAACGGAAGCCTACAAGAACGCATCCCGCGCTGTCGGGACCGCTGGCGCCACCCCGTTCGCCAACAACTTCGATGACATCGCCCTGGCTCGCCAAATCCTGGCGGACAACGGCATGCCGATGAACGATGGTCGCGTTTCCCTGGTGATGAACACCGCCGCTGGCGCGAACCTGCGCAACCTGGCCAACCTGCAATCCGTTTCGGACGCGGGCAATGACCAGCTTCTGCGTCGTGGCACCCTGCTCGATCTGCAAGGTGCGATGATCAAGGAAAGCGCCCAGGTCAAGCTGCACACCAAGGGCACTGCGACTGGCCTCGATGCCGCTGGCGGTGAGCCTCTGGGCGAGACCAGCATCGCGCTGGATGGTGGCGACGGTGGCACCCTGCTGTCGGGCGACATCGTGACCTTCGCGGGTGACACGAACAAGTACGTGGTCAACACGGGCTTTACCGCTGCATCCGGCACTGCTGTGATCGGTGGCCCCGGTCTGCGTGCGGCTCTGGCCGACACCGTGGAAATGACCATCGGCAACTCGTTCACCGCGAACGTGATGATGCACCAGGCTGCTCTGGAACTGGCCATGCGTGCCCCCGCTTCGCCGCTGGGCGGTGACGCAGCCATCGACGTGATGATCGTGCAGGATCCGACTTCGGGTCTGGTGTTCGAGATCAGCGTCTACAAGGGCTACAAGAAAGCCATGATCAACGTGGGCGCGATCTGGGGCTACAAGGCCTGGAAACCGGATGCCATCGCGATCCTGATGGGCTGATCTTTCCAGTGGGGCGGCTTCGGTCGCCCCATCACTAAGATCAGACAAGGGGACAGGCATGAAACTTGAGACGGTGACCATCGTCGCGGCCAATGCCAAGGGTCGCAAGATAATCAACAAGAGCGACTTCGATCCGGCGAAGCATCAGCTTTACGGTGCCGAGCCGAAGCCCGCGGCAAAGCCAACTACGGTCAAGCGTGGCCGTCCCAAGAAAAAGGCTGACTAATGGCACTGGACACCACCATCGGCGGAACATCGTCGGACAGCTACATCACCCGAGCGGAATACATCGCCTACTGGGCGGCGCTGGGCGTCGATCTGTCGGGTGGTGTCGAGGCTGATCAGGAAGCCGACCTGCGCCGTGCGGTGCAGATGATCGACCGCAAGTTCCGGTTCGCCGGGATACAGCAATACCAGCACCAAGCGCTTGCCTGGCCACGCACGACCGACATTCTGGTGGATGGGTGGCCCGTCGATCCCGACACGATCCCGCAAGACATCCGGGATGCCCAGGCCGAGGTCGCATACCAGATACAGCAGGGCTATGACCCGTTCCCGAGACTGACCAAGGCGGCGGTGAAGCGCGAGAGCATCGGCGCTGGGCCCGTTTCCAAGTCGGTGGAATATGTCGGCGGCGGTAGAGAGACTGACCGCGTGGTGGCTGTCGAGGGGCTTCTGCGCCCGTATACCATCGGCGGAGGTGCCGGGGGCAACCAGATCAAGATGGTGCGAGGGTGATGGACTTCGACTATGCTGAACTGCAAGCAGACGTAACGGAAATCCTGACCGCCGCTGGCTTCACGGCCACTCTGGAGGTGCCAGGGACCGGGACTGGCCCTGCCTATGACCCAACCCCAGGGGCACCCACCACCCACAGCATCACGGTGGTGGATGATCAGTTCGACCAGACATTCATCACCGACACCCTGGTCCGCAAGCAGGTGCGGACGCTTTACATGGCTGTCGGCGGCGTGGTGCCGACCGAGGATTGCCGCGTGCAGGTGGATGGCGTGTGGCATGAGATCGACAAGGTGCGCCCGGTCGCCCCTGGCAATGTGGACCTGCTCTACGCGATTGAACTGGTGGGCTGATGGCCCAGCCGCCCGTCGCCATAGCCCGCCTGACGGATCAGATGGAACCACGGGTCGCCCGTGCGTTCCTGGATGCTGTCCAGGACATGACGACATCGGCCAACATGTCGGCCCTGGTGGCGCACATCGAGGCCGGGAACACGGAAGCGATCATGCGGTCGCTCAACCTTCAACCTGACATGCTGGCCCCCCTGGATCGAGCGATCACCGAGGCTTTCGCGGATGGTGGGCAATACGAGATCGAGACCCAGGACGTGCCTGACCCGGATGGGGTCGGCCCCCTGGTGATCCGGTTCAACGGTCGGAACCCACGGGCCGAGGCTTGGGCCAGGGAACGATCGTCGCAGCTTATCGTGGAAATCCTGGAGGATCAGAGGGAAATGGCCCGCATGGTGATCCAGGACGGCATTGCCC